ATTTTTATTTAAATAAATAATTATTATACATAATAATCCTAAAAAAAATATGTGTTTCATTAAATATATTATAAACACATATTAAAATTTTTTATTTACATTTTATTTTTATTTAGCATTTTCATTTATCATTTTCATTATCTAATTCTGTATCTAATTCTGTATCTAATTCTGAATCTAATTCTGTATCTAAATAATTTTTTTCTTCATTTATATTTAATAAATCATCTAATTTAATTTTATTTAATGTATTTAATGAAAACATAAATGCTAATATAAGTAATATTGAAATTTCAAAATTATAAGTTGAAGTATAGAAAATAATAACTAATATTAATATTTTAATAATAGAATTGTCAAATATAACAATTAATTCATTATTTAATTTAAATGATATAAATAAAATATAATATACTAACAAACTTTTTATTAAAAATAATATACTAGTATTATTAAATAAATTTTCAAAATTATTATTAATACTTTCAAACATATATTACTATATTATATTTTATTTTATTATTTTTGATTATTTAATATACATATTAAATAATTATTTTAATTTTTTTTTTACTCTTAAATCAGAAGAATTACATTTTCTACAATTTCTAGCTCTTATATTTAATCTAGCATAACATTTACGACATATCATTTTATCACATTTATTTTTTTCAGCCAATTTTTTAAGATTAGGATCAATCATATAAATTATATTATTTTTTATTTTTTAAATTATAATTTTTAAATTATATTATTTTTTGTTTTTGTTATTTTTTTGTTTTTGTTATTTTTTTTACTTCTTTATATTCTCTATTATCATATAAAAATTTTACAATTTCTTTTGTTTTTTGTTCATCTCCAAAATATGCATTAAATAAATTTATTAATGTTTTTTTTGATAAACTTTTATATATTTTTGTTTTATTATATTTTATTTTACCCCCACCCATTTGAGGATTAACATTAATAAAATCAATCTCTTTTTTTTCCATAAATGGTGCTAATGCAGTTTTAGCTTTTTTTAATTTTTCTGTTATTGTTTTTTTAACCTCATTTATTTTTACTAAATCATTTTCATATTTTACACATATATTTACTAATTTTTTCATTATTTCTATATCATTTTCACCACCATTAATTGTATTTTGTATAATAGAATTATTATCTTCACTATCAGTTGATAAATCATTTATTGAATTCATATTATTATATTGTATTTCTTCACTGTCAGTATCAGTTTCTAAATTATTCATATTTAATATTTTATAATTATTTATTAGTAATTATATTTTAAATTATTTATTTTAATTTATAATTTTTTATTATTTAGAATATTCTATATTACCCATACCTTTATCTATTTTTAATATATTATAATTTACAGCATATACTCTAATATTACATTTACGTTGTAATTCAACAGATTCTTTAGTTAAAGTAAATATTAATTGTGACGTATCTACTTTTGAAAAATTACATGTTCCTGAAGGTTGATGATCTTCTGGATATAAAGAAAATGAATATATATTAATTCCTGTACTTGGTATATTTGTATGGTGTTGATATGGTTGTAAGAAATTAAAATATTTACCATCTCTTAAAGAAAAACGATCATGACCATTTATTTGTATTTTACCAGTTACTATAGGTGATTTACCTTTATCAAATAATGCTAAATTTGTAGAACCAGAAGCCAAAGTTTCACCATGTATAGAAGGTGTTAAAATACTATGGAAACCTGTATTTGATAATGCTCCAGTATTTGAACCTTGACCACTTAAAGGTGCTATTATTGAATTTGAATTACTATCTGTAATTGTTGTAGCATTATTTGTTATTGGAAGTCCCCAAGATATATTATTTGAATTTCCACCAGACATTCCACCACCCATAGGATCATTAGGCGTTCCACTAAAATAGGTAGTATCAATACTATCAGTATAATTATAAAATTGTGGACCTCCTAAATTATTAGTATATGTTAAATCTATATTTGATATAGGTTGAACAACCCATGCTAATTCTTTAATAGGATGATTAAAATTTAATCTAATTTTATTTGTTTGTGTATTTAATATTTCTTGTCCATTATATTGTAATTGTTCAATTAAATATTCATGACTATTTTGAGCAAATGTTCTTCTTTCTTCAGTATCTAAATATATATAATCTACAAATAATGAAGCATTTATTAATGTAGGTGGTGTTAATTTATATTTACCTGTTGCCCAACAACATGAATTATGATCATTTAATTCTACAATTATTTTAACTTCATTATATTGTAATGCTATTAAAGGTAATGCTAAACCTGGATTTTTACAAAACCAAAATTGTAATGGTATATATAATGTAGTTTCAGGCATTGTTGAACTTGATTTATCTGTATTATTATTTCCCTGTATTACTTGTGTTAATCGTGGCACATTTCCAACCATATTAGCATAACCACTTTGTTTTCCTGATTTTTGTGATAATTCATTCCAAATATGTAACCATTCCCCATAATGTTCATCAATTATTTGACCTCCTATTTCAATATACACTTTTTTTATAATATTATGTCCTAACCAATTTAACCATCTAAATTTATTTGAAGAACTTGTTTCACAATCGATTTTAGGTAATTGTATTGATAAATATATTTTATGAATTAAATCACCGTTTTTTGAAATAATACAATTTAATTTTCTTCCAAAATCTACTGTTCCATTAAAATGTTGTTCTATTGATTCCATTGAAAAATTTGTATGTTGTTTATGAACCATTTTAAAAAATGTAATTTGAGGATTTCCTGTTAAAAATACGTCTTGTTGTCCTTTTACTACTAATTGCATTAGACCACCTCCCATATCTATATTTATTTATATATAAAAAAATATGCTTAAATATATTTTATTATATATAAATAAATAAAAATATCAATAATATATATTATTCAATGAACACATCTTTTAATTATAAAAAAAAAAATAGAAAAACACAAAAAAATACTAATACATTAGATTATCTTCATAATAAAAAAATAGAATTAATTAATAATAATAAAAAAAATGTAAAAAATTACAAAAAAGAATTAGAAGATGTTCAAAAAAAATATAATAATATTTGTTCAAAAAAAAATCTTACAGAAACTGAATTAGATGAAAAATTTAATTTATATGATCAAATTAATAATTTAAAAACTTCCATTCAATTTATTGAAGATAATAAAGAAGAAGAACAATATCTTTTAGATGTTGGTAATATTTTATTTGAATATTATGATAATGATAATTCATATGATGTAACCCCAAATAATAATACTATTAATTTAAATAATATTAATAATAAAAATGATATTAATGATACTACAAAACCCGCTACCGGTTCTTTATTAAATTATTTTGATAAAAAATGTGTTGTTAATAATGTTTCAAGTAAAGGACAATTATTAGATGATTATCTTAATATTATTGATAATACATATGAATCTAAAAAAAATAAAATTGTTGAAGAAAATATCTGTTCTAAATGTAACAATAAAATTAATATTAATTATATGGAAGGGATTTCTATTTGTATTCATTGTGGTGAACAATATAATATATTAATTGATTCCGATAAACCTAATTATAAAGAACCTACATATGAATCTAATTATTTTGCTTACAAAAGAATTAATCATTTTAATGAATGGTTATCACAATTTCAAGCAAAAGAAAGCACCGATATTTCCAGTGAAATTATTGAAAAAATATTATTAGAATTAAAAAAAGAACGTATTTTAAATGTTGCTAATATTTCTAATAGTAAAATTAGAGAAATTCTTAAAAAATTAAAATTAAATAAATTTTATGAACATATACCTTATATTATTAATAAAATTAATGGAAAACCACCACCAACAATTACAAAAGAAATGGAAGAAAAATTACGATTTATGTTTAAAGAAATACAAGGACCATTTGAATTACATTGTCCTAAAAATAGAAAAAATTTTTTATCTTACTCTTATGTTATTCATAAATTTATTCAATTATTAAATATGGATGAATATTTAATTCATTTTCCTTTATTAAAAAGTAGAGAAAAATTATATCAACAAGATAAAATTTGGAAAAATATTTGTAAAGAATTAAATTGGGAATTTATTAATAGTATTTAATTAACAATTAAATTGTCCAAATTCCGAAAAATCATCATTATTAAATGGTTCTAAATAACTTGAATTATTTAAATTTAATTTTAAATCTTCAAATTTTGATTTTTTTTTTGTTTTTACATCATCTCCCTTACACATATTTTCCCATGCTTTTACCGGTTTAGTTTTTATATCTTCCTCCATTTCTATTTCTTCCTCATCTTCTATATTTTCTTCATCTTCTTCTTCATCATCTTTAATCATATTTGTATTTTCAACACCATCTAAAATTTCTCTATTATTATTATTATTATTTTTATTATTATTTTTTTCTTCATCCATTAATCTCATTATAAATGTATTATTTTCTTGTTGATTTAATTTTATATCATCTTGAGCTGGTCTAGTTCTTACTTTTCCAAAATCATTTTCTTCTTGATTATTTTCGTTTTCTATTTTATTTCTTTTCATACT